GGCACGAATACTAACAGTTGCTCCAGCACCAGCAAAAACAAGTTCATTAAACACAACATGAACATAACCAGTAACACCAGTTGAAATGCCAGTAGTTGCTCCACCGCCGATAGAAATTGGTGATGCTTGATTTGGATCTTCAAAGAAAACTGCAACTGGTCCAGCAGTTCCAATACCAGTAGATCCACCAACATTAGTACTATTAATCCCAGTAACAGGAACTAAAACTTCGTCAAAGTAACGAGTAGAAATTCCTGAATTTACTTTAGTCTTATATCTTCTCTGAACCCAACCACGAACATCTGCAAATGTATTCCAAGGACTTGTGTTACGATCAGTCTCAAGTTGGAATTTTGGAATTGCGTAATTATTTGCTGCAGTTTCAGCGTTTGTTGAAATGCCCCAAAGAGCCATGTTTCTTACCTACAAAATTCTTTTCTATTAATATTTATAAAAAAAGGAGACCCTGACATTTTAGGTCTCCTTTATGATTTAAAGTTAAAAACTCAGGGAGTAATATCTTTTGCACCCTTTGCCTTTAATTGTCCCTGAACTTGTAAAAGAATAAGTGAAAGAATACCGTTTGATTTTACCTTTGGATTTGCTCCAAGTGCTTCCGAAACTGCAAAGAGAACAGTTGCGATAAGTGCCTGATTAGCAAATGCCCATGCGATGAGTGCTGACATAATAACCTCGTGTGAAGAGTATCCTGTATTATTTAGAATTAATCTATCTTAATCCTGGATTTCTTTCTGCAGAGGTTAAAGATGGATGATCATCACCCCTATACCTTCTTCTTGGAGGATTTTCATCATCATTCATAGGTTTAGGTTTTCTTTCCAATGAAGGATATTTAACTACAGGTTCTCCTTTACGCATTTTTTTTCTTTCTTTTCCTGTTCTTGGATACTGACCAATACCAGTAGGATCATATGTTCCGCGAGGATTAGCAGATTGTCTTGGTTGTCTTATTCTTTGTTCTGCCTCATCAATCACTTCACCTTCTGGTTCATATGATGCCATTTGCAACTTAGGGGCAGGAGTTTGTTTTTCTCCGGGAAGATGGGGACGCTTACCTGGTGCTTTAGAAGATCCAGGTCTATTTTCTCCGGGAAGTGCAGGTCCTGCTTGTTCAGAAGCAACCATTACCATTGGATTTTTAATACCAGTTGCTACTCTTACTATATTTTTTGCAATATCAATTTTTGTTTTCATAGAACGGGGGTCTTCCTCTTCACCATTCTTTTTTTTCTTATCATCAGAACCACAATCCATTTCTTCCTTTACTTTTTCTGGAAGACCTTTATGAGAAGTTTTAGCAAACTTTTTAAGTTCTTTTCTTCCCATTTTTGCCATTTGTTTTACAGCATCGCTCGCATCAGGCATATTTCCATCAAGATATTCAATAGCCATAGCAGCAAGTTGTTGCTGATTTTGACTTACTGCCTTTTCTTGAAGAGAATGAACCTTTTTAAGAAACTTTGAGTATCCATTTTCGGCAATCAGTTCACCCTCAAGTTCATTATGTGCCACCATTCCAACTCTTTCATTTCCACCCTGAGTGGGGGAAGTATTTACGGTATTCTGTATGTCGGTTCTTACATCAAATCTCTTTTTTTTAGCACCTGCTTCGTGAATGAACTCTTCTTTACGAGTTGCAATAGCATTTCCAATCGCACCACGCCTCTTCATTAGGTACTTATCAGACTTATCATTTTCAATACTATTATTATTAACATCACCATCTTCTTTACCTACAGGATCTAATCCTTTACCTGCAGTAACTCTTGCAGTATTGGTATTACTGGTTCTCTGAGATTCGGAAGGTTCACGATATTCGGTCATCTCAACTGATAAAATATTTGGATTTGCACGAAGTCTATTAATTTTCTCACGAGTCACATCATCAGTATAACTTTTGCCGGTTTTCCTATCCGTAATTCTAACATGAAAGATTCTCTCACCCTTCGAATTAAGTCTTGTATAAAACTCCTTCAGATCTTCAATATTTATTTCCTTCTTTTCAACAAAAACCTTAAAAAGTGCTTTAGCAACATTATCAGATGCGGCATTCTTAAAGATAGGATTAAAGTCTTCTGCTCTCATACCACCAGATACTTTACGGAACAATTTTGTCTTAACCATATTTCTTTCCTCTCCAGACATGCTACTACTTTTCATATATTCGGTATATGCATTAAGAAGTGAAATTTCATCTTTTCTTGCCTTATAACGAATGTCATATACTGCCTGCGTTGCTCTTTCCTCTGGAGTCTTTCCACTATTTTCTTTTTTATTGTCCTTACCAACAGGAGCAGGAGCAGCACCAGCAGCAGCAGGAGCAAATTTTCTTGCTGGCAGATCTTCGGCAATATGATTTTTCATATTAAGATTTTACTACTTTACTATTTTCTATACTTATTTATAAACTCCCTGATATTAGATACTTGATAACCACGATAGGGTTTTGCTCCGTATTGTAGATTTGTTTCCGGTGCTTCAGGTGTCATATCAGCAACATACTTGTAGAATCCAGAAGTTCCAACTAAAGTATTTGGTTTTCCGGGTTCTCTCATCTTTCTATCCATTTTAACTTCGGTATATTTTTTGGTTTCCATTACATCCGTAATCCAAGATTTAAACATCATATTAGATTCAGTTACATAAATTAGATAGTTAGTTCCACGACGAATAATTCTCCCAACAATTCCAGTATTTAAATTTTCAACCAGTTGTCCAATTTTGAATATTTTTTCGGAAACATAATTCTCACGAAGAGTCTGGTAATCAAACTTGGGGGCAATTTCCCAGAGATTCCAGTTTTCATTAATACCCATAGATGCTCTTACAGAATCAAATAATTCTTGTGCTGATTTACGCTTCATATCTAAAGGAAGACCTTCTCTAAATTTACGAAAATCTCCTTCGGCAGCAGCAAGTCTCATTCTGGAGGAAGACATTCCTTCAACACTTTTTGAATCTGGATCATCATCCCCTGCAGATACTACTTCAATAGCATCAAAAGCATACAGTTGTCCATTGTAATTATTAGAAAGTTTCTCAAACTCTTTTACACGATCAGAACCACTCACAATTCTAACATTCGTGTAACCATCATTATGTGCCTTTTTAAGAACATCAAAAATAGTATTATTTGCAGCATCATTCACTATTCTTTCACTATGGGCAGGGAACATCTGCCTCATATATGAAATCTTTGTGTCTGCGTCCAGTGGGTTCTTTTTATTATCCTGACTTCTGGATGGGCAGATTAGATAGTCCCCACCATCCGCCTGAGATGCGGCAGCAGCAGTATCCATTAGTTGCTGATGTCCTGCCGTAGGAGGATTAAAACGACCAAAAGCAATCGTCAGAGTTCCTTTAGTCTTAGGAACTGGTGGTGGAGTTGCCACTGGTTGTTGTAGTTCTTGCTGCGGTTCTTGTACTACCGGTTGTTGCTCTGGTGCAGGTTCTGGTTGAGGTTGAGGTTGAGGTTGAGGTTGGGGTTTCTGTTGAAGATTTGGGTCATTATAACTTGGAGAAGGAACATCCTTTTCATGTGGAGTTTGATTTGGATCTTTCCCCCCAATTATCTGACGCTTATTATAAAACTTTAACTTTCCACCTTGTGTCTTGGCAACAAACTCATTAGTTCTTCTATCATACCAACCGCCATGATTATCACCTTGCAATCCAAGTCGTTTAGCTTGGTCTGCTGCTGCGGATGCTTCCGATATGAATTGATGAAAACTTTTCATTACTTACTTAATTTTTTCTTGCGAATATTCACCATTATTGCATCTTTATTATCAATAATGTAATTAAGACCATTTTTTCTAATCTTAATATATTTATTCTTTAATACTTCCGACTTATTTGATTTTATTTCCTTATCGAGTGTAAAATAAAAATACTTGATAAAATCGTTTAGTACATCTTTCGGTAATGATTTTTTAGTTGTGAAGATATCAATAATATTATTAATAAATTCTTGAAGATCTTTCATTAACAACAATAAACTTTGTTAGTATTTATTGATCAAATGTCTCCATCTTCACGGTTTTCACTATAATATGCGTCAAAAAATCCGTCTGGATAACGCTTCATAAGTTTATCAATATTAGTCTGAATCACTTCATCAAAAGATACATCAAGAGCAATACACGCTTGTGCCACATACCACATCGTATCACCCAGTTCTTTAATCAAGTGAGTTCTGGTCTCATCATTCCAAGATTTGCCTTGAAAGACCATTTTCTTCACAATCTCCAAAAATTCACCACCTTCAGCATTAATACCCACAGAGGCAGTCAGAAGACGTTCAATATTTGCACCCTTCTCATCCAACTGAACCATACGGTCAGAAAGAGCAAGGAAATCTTTGGATGCATCAGAAGTTACGGCATCTACGAAGTTCTGATACTTATTAAAATCAACTCGTTGTGTCATGAAAATTTAAATCCCTCAAATGATTTTTTTGGTTTACTTTCTTCATAATTATACTCCTCTTCTTTACCACTGTCAAGTATGTCATTTTGTGCAGACTGTTCAACATCATAAAGTCTCATTTTGGCACGGTCAATACCAACAACAAACCTCTTATAGATCGACTTGTCGCCATATCTGTTTTTAAGTTGCTTCACCATAATCTGCCCCAGACCTTCCAATTCCTCTGTACTAATCAGTGCAACAAGAAAGTCGGCAGTCGCGGGAAGTCCAAAACTATTTTTTGTTAGAACCCCATTACAATAAAATAAATTATCTCCAGAAACACTAATATCTATAGTTTCCTTTATTCCACAGTCTTTTATTGAAACTATCTCATCATTATAATCAATATCTTTATCGGTTAAAAGATTTTTCTCATCCTTTTCAGTTTCCAACTTAATTAACAAATCAGTTAATTGAAATAAATCTAAATTGCTAAATCCAGATTTAATTAATTTATTTGCCTTATACAAGCATTTTTCTTCAAGAGCATTCATTTAATATTAATCCTTTTAAGTAATTTATTTTTTCTATTAGATTATCATCATTCCAAACATAGTATACCGCATATCCACGAGAAATGGCAAGTTTTTCTTTCAATTCTTGATATTGAAAAATCTTATCATAATCACCCATTCCTTTCCATTCTTCTCTTTTTCTGGGATGCCAAAATAAATTATTGTACTCTATAATTATTTTTTTACTTTTAATAACAAAATCATAAAAATAACTTCTATCATTATTAAAATCAGTCAAAACAAACTCTTTATTTCCAGATATTCCCCAAACTATATCAGTTTTCTGTATTCCCATTTTCCGTATTTCTTTATATAATTTTATAAGAAATCTCAGAGATTCTTTGGATACATAAGTAGTTATTGTTTTTGTTCCATATCTTTCTAATAGAGTTTTTATTCTTTTATCGACACCATTATGAAAGATTTTCTTTCCTTCTTCTTCACCATACTTGTTGATATATCTACTTAAAGTGTTGGAACATTTATCCAAATAAGGTTTTCTTAATTTTTCAATTTCATCGTTATCAACAAAACCAATATTTTTCCAATATTCCTTGCAAATTGGATTCTGTACCTTATAATTGAATGTTTTTTCGTGTCTTTTTTTGGAGTTATTTGATTGTATTTTGGATATATTTTCTTTTGCTTGAGGTTCAGTAAACCCTCTTTCTAACCAATATTCAATTGTTAAATTACTTTTAACTACTGGTTTTGGTCTATTCTTTAGTTTATCCTCATATATGTGAAGTTGGTCTTCGCCATATCTAATCTTTATTTTTTTCTTTACACTTTTTTCTTTTTTATATTCCACATACTTTTTTTCTATTTCATCAGTATATAAAAGAGATAAATCACACAATAGACTAATAGTCCTCATGTTAGAACTATTCGGAGATTCATTTATAGAATCAAGATATTTTTTAATATAACTTGTATTTTGATTAAAAAAATTATAGTTAAAATAATGAGAAAACTTTTTATTTCTTTTTAACCAGTCTAATTTATTTTTATAATTACTATATTTTTTCATATCTTTATATATAAAGTCTATTGTATCTCGTTATTATTTATATACCAACAACAATAGACTTTATAGTTATGTGTTGGTATTAAGATAATCTCCAATAGTCAATCCAGAATTAAAAGATTTTCTGCCATCATTAGTAGGAAAGATATGATCTTTACTTACAATAATAGTTTTTCCATTTTTTGTAACTACTTCGATACATTCTTTCTCTTTCTTATGGTGTACCATCATCACAGTTTTATAACTGTCTTGAGATTTAATTTGATCACCCACAGATACTTCGGAAATTTTTTTAATATTACCATCCCTCATTTCAATAGTCTCATCAACAAATATACATTCTGAAGTATCTGTTATCTCAACATCTGATGAACTAAAACCGCTACGGGTCGTCTGTGTGGCGCTGAAAATTGGAACATCGTACTCAACCGCAAGTCCGCGAAGTTCTTCGGCAATTGATTTAATTATGCTATAAGAATTCATATTACTTCCGGCACGAAATCTTGATGATGCACAGATATTAATATAATCAATAAAAATAACATCTGGTTTAAATGATTTCTTCAGGGCAAGTTCATTCAGAAGTGCCTTAAAGTGCCCAGAGTGTGCAGAGGCAGTTGGATACTCTTTAATAATAAGAGTACCTCTGGTTTTATCTGCCAATTTAGATGCTTTATTAGTGAACATAGACTTAGATAAATCTCCCAATTGATTGATGGGAACATTTAGCATATTGGCATCCATTCGTTTTGCAATTTCTTCTTCTGCCATTTCCATAGTAATGTACAGAACATTTTTGGATTGGAGCAAAAAAGAAGATGCCATATGACACATTGCTAAAGTTTTTCCAACATTAGTTCCAGCAAGAAAAATATTAAGGGTCTTATTTGGGACACCACCATTCGTAATTTTATTGAAAAAATCTAAATCAAACTCAAGACGATTTTCTTTCTTATGATAATACTCATATCGTTCCTCATAATTCTGAAGATAATCGTGACCTATATTATTATCAAAGGATACTGCCAAGGCATCG